ACTCTAGCTTGTATGCTTTTATCTTGTGCTGCTCTAACCCTTCTATAAGCCCTAATACGCCTATACATTACACTGCCTATCAAGGTATAACAAACACTTCCCTACGATTAGATATGCATATGTCTATATCTTCTTGCCAGAATCTTTTTGATTCACTAGGTGACACACTTCCTCCACTTGGAATTTCATCCATACGGAACGAAGTATTCATTATTTCTATTGATGCCATTTTAATTACACAATCAGTAATATCTAATGGTATAACTGTATCACCTGCATAATTCTCTCCACCATAACGATAAGTTACTCTAACTCTGTTTTTTCTTAATATTGTAAATAAAAATCCTCTAACATATATTCTACCATATTCATATTCTGCATGATACCATTGTGGACTATCAATGATATTTTCCCACTCATTTGACTCTCCTTTCCATATCTCTATTTTATCTCCTAGTGAAGTATTTAAAATCTGTATATTTCTATGTTGTAAGAAGAGTGGTGTACCCCATCCAAATGTGTATAAGAGTGGTAAATCGTGAATTTCTCTGGTTATTTTTTTTGTCTTCCAAGTATGACCTATTCTTCTGTCTAATTCCTCTTCTTTTCTTGCAATAATCTTTCGAACCATCTCCTTGTTTGGTGTGGTTGTACTAGTTATAGGAACCCTTAGAAAATCGCTAATATCTCCAACTGAGCAATATGTAGTTGTAGTAACCATATTCTATTATAAGTCACTTGATATTTAAAGATTATTTAAACACTACTAAGTATTGAGCAGTACTACCTGTAACATCAGCACGAATACCATCCTCAAATCGTCTATTAATTCCTTGAATATTTTGTAATCCTTCACCATATACAGTAAATTCTATTGCATCTGAATTGGCAGTACCATTTCTGAATTCAACCTTATCTCCACTAGCACCTGCTTTTGTGACATGAACAGATACAACTACTCCATGAGCACCTTTAATTGTAGTATCTGCACCAACAGTAATTGCATTATGATTCATTTCTACCATAAGTATATGATAATTTAGTCATATATAAACATTATTAAGAAAAAAAATATGACTAGATCTTAGTCTAGAAACCGATTACTCTGATACGAATAGTCATTGAATTGACTGCTGTATCTGCATTATCTAGTTCCTCAAGGGCTACAACTGTTGCTGTTGCACTTGTTGGAGTGTGACCAAAAGCTTTAATTTTCCCTGTTGCTGCTGCACCTGCTGCTGCTGGTGCATATTGTAAAAGTAAACCTTTATTGCAGTGGAGTATTTCTGCTCCAATTACAGTATTGATTCTACTTCCTAGGGATAGATCGACTGTATTACCATTAGTAGCGTAGTTGTCCCCTGCTGCGTATGTTACGTCAACAATGGTTGTTTTCAACTTTGATGTTAGTTCGCTTTGTATGGATAGTGTCTTTCCTGTAAGACTTTTATGGTCGGCATTATGTACGATTGTGATTGCCATGAGTAATATAAAAATCACTAATATATAAAGTTAATAGCATTTAAAAATATAACTATCTGATATATAACATCCCTTAATATGAAATACTGGTGATGGTTTGTTCCATCCATTTTCTCCATATATTTTACCAATCATGACTAAATCTAGATATGTGACAGATAAAACTTGATTTTCATTAAATGGACTTATTGATGGTATCATTACAGATTGTGTATGACCTTGTATTGACCTGTTTAAGTTAAAATGTGCTAAACCTAAACCATGTCCAAATTCATGTATTATAATATTTTTTATTGTATTTTCTGATAAAGTATAACTTTGTTGTGTCATATTAACTGTTGCTGTAGACATATCATCACCTATAACAATCTTAGTTATGTTTTTTTGACTTTCTAAAAATACATTAATGAACATAAATTTATGCCAAGATTGACTAAAATTTAAACTTGTAGTTCCTAATGCTTTATTGTTTGATGATTTTTCGTAATTTATCATAATATTACATTGAGGATAATCTAATGCAGTTGCAGTTTCATGGTCTTCCCAAGGTATTGTTTCTACAAGAACACTCCAATCGCCATTAGGATAAGAATATTCTAATTTTAATATCCATTCTTCTATTGCAGATATTGTTATATTTTTTAAACCCTTCCAATCATCATATAACTCAGGATTTACCTCAAACAAACAAACATTAGGATTAGTAACATGTCTTAATTTTAATGAATCATATTTACTATATTCCCCATTTTCAGCATATATAGGCACATCCATGAATAAAACCAAAAGTATTAATATAGCTACAGCATACTTCATGCTTAAACACTATTCTAATACTATAAATATATTATTAATGTAGGTGGTGTAATATATATAAAATAAAAAAAAGATGTAAAAAGGGTTGGTTCGACTAGAGTTTAATATCTCTAATTTTACCTTGTGATTTGAAATGGCGACAAACTGTCTCACCCATAGTTCTGAACACACCTTTTTCTACAAAAGCGTTGTTCACGAATGGATAGCCAGCAGATCTTCTAGTTGCTTCATAATACTCGGTTGGTATAGCCACTTGAATTCCGATTCTTGGATATCCATATCCTTCAGCATCAGATGTATCTAATGCAAAGAGTCTTCCTACTTCAGTTGAACCATTGGATGGTGCATCTTTGGTTGGAATGAATGGAATTCCATAGATAGAGTCGACATGAATACCAGTACCTGTACCTTTAAAGGTTTGGATACCGTTTACGTCTACTTGAACTAATTGCTCACCGGATGGGTTTGCAATACGGACACTTGGCATGTATAAGCCTTGTATCTCAGAGTAGACTTCATGGGAGCCTAGGAATACATTTGGATCTTTACCTGCTGCGATTCTAATCTTTCGTAAGAAAGTTCTTAGAACATCGTCAGTCAATACACCGTCAGTACCGATAGTACCAGAAGCAGATTCTACTGTACAGTCAAATTCTCCACCGTTTCCATCTCTGTCAACGGTAGCATCAGCAGCCCATGGATCGTAAAATCCAGAGTGGCTTCCACCTAGTGTATCTTCTTCTGCATCACTTGATACGATTCTATCAAGGGATTCAAAGTCTTGTGTACCAGTGTGAGCACCACTTGATGCTGCTGCATCGCTTTCAACATCTGCCAAAAGCATTCTATTAATGAACTCTTTGTGTTGTACTGCCATATACAATCTTAGTGAACCAAGTCCACCCCAAATATCGTCTTTAGAATGAGTTGATAGCCATTCCATAACTTCAGATGCACTGAAAGGCAACTGAGCAGTTTTTGGTTTGACATCTAATTCTGCGACTGTTGGTTTGATTGTTTCAGCAATTAATCCACCTTCTGTTGTACCACCTAGGGCAGTATTCGAGTTGTTGGTATTAAGTGTTGGTTTTGCAGTTATAACCCTCCATCCAGATTTATCCCAAGGGTATTTTGGGAGTATACCGAATGCGTTTGCTTCAAGATTCAGTTGAGCCCATGCATAAGCACCAAAAATGGCGTTAAACATACCAGCAGTGCTGGTTGTTGAAGGGGCATCAGCTTTTCTAAGAAGGTTACGATTGTGTCCATAATATTGTGCCTCAAGCTCGTCGATTGTTCGTATTTGAGTCATTTTAGTATGTTCCTACTTCGTCAGGTGTTGGAGTATAATACTTGCCTGCTAGAATGTTTCTTGCTACTACACTTAGATTTCCACCTTCTCTTGCATCTTTCAAAACAAATGACATATCAGTTTCTGCTGATTTATTAATTGTCTCGATTGCTGCATTAGGTCTTGGAGTCTCGGTAGTGAAGTCAAATGATTTCTCTTGCATTTTCAATCCAGATGGATCGCTTTTTGGTTTGTCATCAGTTTCCTTATCATCATGTAACCCTGCTTGTCTAGAGTTAGATTGATAAGTATCTGGGACTGTAACCTTTGCACCTACGTCTTCACTTGCTGAAGTTTGTGGCTTCAACGGTAAATCGGTTGGGGTTTCCAATGCTTTTAATCTATCATCAATACCTACTAATGTAGAACTAACGTCTTTTTGAGTTTCTGCGAGTGACTTTATAACGTCAGTTAATGTACTGATGTTGGATTTGATTGCTTCTTGGAAATCAGATTTTTCAACTTCGTCGTCTTTTTCTTCTTCTTCAGATTTTTCATCTTTAGAATTGTTGTTGGAAGTATCTTTGTCCATATCCTTATCAGAATCTTCTTTTCCTGAGTTTATATAGTTTTCGCTATTTTTATAAGTGTCATCTTTTGTTGAACCTTGTCCTCCTAATTGATTATTTCCAGCTTCTGTTTGATATGCTGATTTTTTCTTTCCCTCATCTTTCTCTTTCTCTTCCTCTTCTTTCTTACCTTCTCTAGTAGCAACTGCATCACTAGATTCACCTCCCTCTTCTGGGACTTTAGTTATTTGTTGTGTTTCTTGATTAGTATTATATTCCATACCACTATGTCTTACACCAAAACTTCCACTACCAGTTCCTTGTATTTCTTTCTTCACTTCTTCCTCTTCTGCCGTAATATTAACATCATCATCATCATCTACTGGGCTTGATTCCCTGTTTGATGATTTGTTTGGCTCTACATCTTGTTTGCCTTGTGCGTTAGTTTTATCACCATCTGCGTTTGCAAAATCTGTCATTTTCTCTACAGTGCAACCAAATTTACTGCATTTGATTACCATTTTACCGTCTTCTCTTCTCTCTACATTGTCGGTAATTGCCTTTGCTAGTGGGTTATAATCGGTAATTAGAGCTAATGGGACTGCTGGATCTTTGCAAACAGCGACCTCATAATGCTCTAATGATTTTAATTCGTATGCAACACTACCATCTTTTAGTATTTTTGGTGTTCTATTTGCCTTGGTAGCCCCCCCAAATGATAGTCCTTTGTACTCTCCACTCTTGATTTTATCCCAAATTTCGTTATCTAGGTGGTAATCTTTGTGTATTTTACCTGTAATCTTAATTGCTGGTATTAACTCACCCTCTTTAGTTTTATAATCTACTTTAGCATAACTGATACCTTTTCCTATAATTCTATTACTATGAGTATCACTAATTGGTGCTCCCCTATCCATCCAAATTGGAAGTACCTTGATCAATTCATCAACTATTGTGATTTCTCCTTGTTTATCTTTAACTTGAACTGTAAGATAACCTTCAAAGAATCTTTGGTCACCACCTATAGGATGTAAATTTTTTGTCACAAATTGATTGAAAAATATATCATTTTCCATATATAATGACCTTGAACATTACTTATAAAGTTTTAGAAAAAGGGAAGAATAGGTAAGTTGGTTGAAAAAATGCTTACTCTGTTTTCTTTGCCTTTGAGACAGCATAATCTACTGCGAAACCGACAGAGAGACCAATTAATATGATCTCTACGATTCCTAGACCTGCGACTGTCAAGGTTTGTGCAACTGCAATACCTGCGAATACTGCTACAATTAAAGCACCAAAGAATTTTTTGATGTCATATGTAGTTTCATCAGATCCTAAGAATCCTCTGACTGTATTCAAGATTGCTCCTCCAATTACGGAGACTGTTGCGATTAACAATGGATCAATCATACTTTCAACCAGATTTAACCTTTATTTAAGGTTTATTATTTATCTAAAAGTTCCTTAACTAGGTCATCAAGTTCGGAATTTGCTTCATCTGGGTGTAATCTGTTTGACTGTCTGTCAACTGCTTTAGCTAAAATAATTAAGGTTTTTTGCAATCTCTGTACTGTCTCACACAAGTCTCTTTGTGTGTTACTCATTTTTCTAAAGAATGCAAATAATCCACTACCCATA